TCATAGCCCCCCCCCGCCGCATCGCCTGTCCCAGAAACGACAAGGGGCAGAACATGTCTATGCTGGTGTTCGATTGCGATGACGGCCGCACCTACACGTTGGACGAGCTGGCGGCGGCTGCCCTGGTCAATCCCAACACGATCCGTACCCGGCTGGCCGCCGCCGGCTGGGACTCCCCAGACGTCCTGCTCCGGGGCCGCAAACCAAAACGCGAGAGCGAGGGCACCCCCGAATGGAATGCCCTCGGCAGCCGCTCCCGCCATCAACTGCTGCGACATATCGCCGGTCCCGGTCCACTCGAATCGGCGTTGCTCGATTGCAACGATCCAGGCTGACACCACGCCATCTCAGCCAAAACAAAAAATGATTGAATAGCAATATATTTCTATTTTGCTCTTGCCAAAGTAAAAACATACTGCTATTATTTAATCATCAAGAGGGGAAAACACCTCAAACAAAAAACGGCCCGGAACCTGCGCGAACAGGAACCGGGCCTAGACCAAACCCACCCGAGGAGGATTTGACCATGACACAGAATAGCACAGTTTTCGAGCGAAACCAATACGGCGAAATCATGAGACCGGCAAGCAGAATAGGATCATCGATGTACGCCATCGATCTGTATGCCGAGACCTGCCATCTGATCAAGCTGGCCGTAGCGGCCAAAAAAATCCCGTATTCATACGATACAATCACCTGGGATCGTAAGCGTCGCGCCGATGGCGATGCCTGCCACCACGAGATATACGATATCTCCGCCGACGCCCGTCATATACTGCTCTGCGTCCGCTGGACAGAGGGCTCTAAATACGGCGTTCGCACCACCGAAAAAAAATATTACATCCTCTCCACCCACGGCAATGGCGTCCGCGTCCAGGAAGCGCCAAAATCCAAGGCAGCCAAGGCCGCAAAACAGGCGATCAACCCGGGCGACGCCATTGCCGTATGTCTCGGCAAAAAAGAAACTGCAGTCCACTGTATCATCGATGGAAAAAGAGACATGTTACAAGATCGTCGCCGTTGCCGATGATTTCGTCAGCGTGTTCGATGATTCTCCCTGGTCTCTGGGAAAGGCCCGTCGTCAGGAAGCAACCCCCACCCACGACGGCGGGTTTTATGTTTTCCCTACCGTCGCCGATGCTCTGAAGGCATGGAACCAGCGACTCGCCTTCGCGGACGAGTGGATGACTCGGGAACGGTATTCGCTGCTGGCCTGTGAGTGCAGCGGCCGCCGTTACCTGCACGATAACAACAAAATTTGCGTTACTCAGGTTAAGCCGGTCGCCGAAATAGCAGCGCTGCTTCCATAAACCTCGAAATGATTAAAAAATTATCCCCAAAAATGACCCCGGCTGAGTTCAGAGAAATCCAACAAAAAATTGGATTAAACAATACTGAACTCGGCTCCATATTCGGGGTATCAGGTCGGGCAATAGCCGGGTATCGAACAGATATTGGAAAAACTGATCATCGACCGATACCAGGCCCATTAGCTGTGGCGATGCGAATTTATATTGAATATCAGCAAAAAAAAATTCGTAACCGAAATGCTCAAAAGAAATATGCCCTAAAAAACCCAGATAAAATAAGGGAGAGCCAGAGTAAATGGATTAAAAAGAGGAGAGATTATGAACGGCCTCGTAAAAATAGTTTATCCCCAGATGAGATTAAAATAAAAAAACGGGAATACAATTGCGCTTATCAACGAATGCGCCGAACAGGTGATTTTTCCTTGCTGGAAGATTGGCGAGAAAAATGGCAGAAAAATAGGAACAGGATAAATCAATGAAAAAACAATCAATCTCCATAATCATTCCAGGCTCGGTCAAGTTCTCCGATCTCGACCTGTCCCGTGATCCGATCACCGGCGAGATCGCCTTCAGCTGGGAGCCGATCGAGATCATCTGTCAGCACTCCGGCATCGACTCCGACCTGTTCCGCCACCAGACAGAGGATAACGTCGCCGAGCTGATAACCAGATGGTATGCCGCCCACATCGATGGCGGCGGCGCCCGCGATCCGATCGCCGACCAGCTGATCGACGAGGTCCTGTTCGAGGACCTGCTCGGTCACCCAGCCCTCAAGACCTCGGGGCCGCAATGAGACCGTTCACCAAACTCCTCCGCGACAAGGGCTGGAAGGCCCACGAGGTCGCTGCCCGCTGGGGCATGGGCAAGCAACGGATATCCCAGATCGCCGCCGCCCCGACGCAGCGCGACTGGGACGCAGCGGCCGGCCTGCCGGAGAGGCGATCAAACGTGGAAACGACCAAGCGATTAAACGATTAAACGATTAAACGCTTGATCGCTTGATCGCTTAACCGTTCACCCCCAATGGAGCCATCGCCTCTGGTAATGGCTCCACCGCTCGCCGCTGCCATCCCTTGCCGCACCTGGTTTCATCGCCTCAGCATTACTACCTGAAGTAATCAAAAAAAAATATCACCACTATCTGTAGTGGTTTATCCCTCCCCAGTCATCCCCAATACCACCGCTGGTATTTGGGGTCTTTTTTTCCCCACAACATATAGCGTATCCTCTCCCCAGTAACGCACCGCTGTCCGATCCGATCTGAACCGAGGGGAATATGACCATCGACCAGCTCAACGAACGACTCGCGCTCTATCTGGCCGCCGAACGCAAGATCCTCGAGGGCAACCAGAGCTACACCGTCAACGGCGTAACCTACGACCGCGCCCACCTCGGCCAGGTCCGGGCCGAAATCGCCAGTCTCAGTCAGCAGATCTTCCTGCTCGATGCCGGCGGCAACTACGGCGTCCAGTCCGTGCTGTTCGGAGGCCGCCGCTGATGGCCGCCCCGCTGTTGTCCAAGGCCTACGACGCCTATTCCGCCCTGGTCGGAGGGGTCCTGTCGCTGATCGCCCCCAAGGCGGCCGCCTCGTTCCGTTTCGGTCGCGATCTTTATCGCAGCTACACCTCCGGCGCCACCACCGGCCCCGACGCCATCTTCCGCCCCCGCCTGCGCTCGGCCGATGCCGACGTCAAGGCCGCCTGGCGGTTGACCGCCGGCCGCTGCCGGGACCAGTACCACAACAACTCGCTGATCGCCGGCGGGGTCGAGCGGATCTGCAACAACGTCGTCCGCAACGGCATCTACCCGCAGTTCCTATTCCGCACCCGCGATGGCCGTCTCGACCGCACCGCCAATACCGCCTGGGAAAAACTGTTCCGCCGCTGGGCGATCTACTGCGACATCACCGGCCACGACAGCTACGGCTCGCTGCAGATCCTCGGTCTGCGCCACATGTGGTTCGATGGCCAGTACCTGATCCACCGGGTCTACGACGAGTCGCTGCCCGGCATCGTCCCGCTCCGCCTCGAACTGATCGAGTGCGAGCAGCTCGACGCCCTGGTCGACGGCGAACTGTCTCCCGGCATCATCGCCCGCAAGGGCATCGAATACGACGCCGCCACCGGCCGCCCCCTCGCCTACCACGTCCTCGACCACCACCCCGGCGACTATCTCGCCCTCGGTCGCCGCAGCTCCAGCCGCCGGATCGCCGCCGCCGACATCATCCACGTCTGGGACCGGGAGATGATCAGCCAGTATTCCGGCATCGCCTGGCTCCATGCCGTGGTGATGGAGGGCTACAGGATGGACGAGTTCCGCCATATCACCCAGGACACCGCCCGGGCCCAGGCGATCTTCGCCTATTTCCTCAAGTCGTCGATGCCTGGGTTCAATCTCGGGCCGGGCATCCCGGCCGGAGGCCAGACCACCCCCTACACCCCGGCCGCCACCGGTGGCAGCAACGACAGCACCCTGTCGCTCAATTCGACAATGGTGCAGAAACTGCCGAGCGGGACCGAGGTGCAGGCGATCAACCCGACCCATCCCGGCAACAACTACGAGCCGTTCGTCAAGGATTCGCAGCGCTGGCAATCGGCCGGGCTGGGCATGAGCTTCGAGGCCTTCGCCAACAACTACAGCGAGTCGACCTACGCCTCCGCCCGCTCAGGCTCGCTCGAGGAACGCCTCAGCTACCAGGGCCAGCAGCAATTCATCGAAGAGAAGATAAACCGCCGCCTCCTCGCCTGGTTCATCGAATCGGCCTGGCTGGCCGGCCTCGCCCCGGCGATCATGCCGGGCTATGCCGCCGACCCGCTGCGCTATCACGAGATGGCCGCCGGGCAGATGCCGGGCTGGACCTGGGTCGACCCGCAGAACGACGCCAACGCCGCCGAAAAGCTGATCGACCTGGTGATAGATACCCGCACCGATCAGGCGGCGATGCGCGGTCAGGTCTTTGAGGACGTCGTCGAACGTCAGCTCGAGGAAGAAGACCTGTTGCTCACTCTGGCCGAGAAGCGGGCCAAACGTATTCAACTGGAGACCAGCAATGCCAATGCCGTACAGCCAACGCCAGCAGATTGAAACGCTCCTCCGCGCCGCCGGGATCCATCCGGGGATGACTGCCCGTGCCGCCGTCCCCGCCTCCGTCCGCGCCGCCGATCCGGCGACCGACGAGGGGGCGAAGACCGGGATGGAATGGGTCTTGTCCACCGAGCTGCCGGCGACGGTGTTCGACTGGGAGCGGTGGGACTTCGTGTCCGAGATCCTGCTCGCCGACGGCATGGAGGTCCCGGCAGCCGGGCAGGTGCCACTGCTCGACAGCCACAGCCGCTACTCGGTCAAGGATGTGCTCGGCCATGTCGACGGCTTCGGCTCCGGAGTGTTCGACGGCTACAGCGGCCGGACCGGCCGGTGCCACTTCGCCGCCGACACCGACAGCCAGACCGCGAAACAGAAGGTCGCCGACCGCCATATTACCGACGGTTCGGTCGGCTACCAGGTCCTCGGCTCGATCTGGGTGCCGGAAGGGACCGAGGTGGCAATCGACGGGCGGACCTTCGTCGGTCCGCTCAAGGTCAGCAGGAAATGGGCATTGAAGGAATTCAGCATCACCCCAATCGGTGCGGACGTGCTTGCCAAAGTACGGCTGCTGTGCGGCAGCCTGCCGCATCACATCTAACGGAGAACAACTATGAACCCGAAACTGAGAGCATTTCTAGAAGCCAACGGCCTGCGGGCGGACGCCACCGAGCAGGAGGCCTGGAGCCACTACGACAAGCTGGTCGAGGGCGGAGTCGCCCCGACCGGAATCGAGATCGGCAATCGGTCCGCCGCCC